GTGTTGGCGGGGTTTTGATTTTCTTTTGCAACTCTGCTATTTGGCTTTTATACCCGTTTTCTTTCGTGGTAAATTCCGTAGCCTTTACGGTGGCCAATTCCGATGCACTTGAAAAAGCGGTGTTGAGCGCGAACTTTAACGAATTTTGGATAGCCTCATCGTTAATATCCCCCTCGGCGTTTGCCTTTAGGAAATGGTCGGCGAACTTGTCTTTAAATGAATCGGTTAGTGTTGCGTTTGTGTACTGTTTCTCTGTACAATAGTCGTTTACTTTCTGTAAAACTTCTTCTTTTGTCATAGTTTTCTACTATTAAAAATTAAACAATGTGATTGTTTGGGTGCAAAAATACTAAATAAAGGAATTTGTTATTTTTCAAAGGCGTAATATAATAGTAACAATGTGCCTAAAAGTTACAAATTTTATTCGGTGTGCGATAATAACACATTTGAGCATTGTGTATCTTTGCACCAAGAAATTTCTAAAATATTTGTTGTCGTTTTTAAAAACATTATTCGCGTATGGCTCGCAAGCGTAATGATATTGTATTGGCTCCTTTGGAGGATGGAAACCAAAAGTTTGCCATCCGTTCCAATGCAGATATTGTATGCTTTACTGGCGGTACTGGCGGAGGAAAATCCGTTGCACTATATTATTCACCTATAGAACACCTTGCATTAAACGACAACGCGAAAATCGTTTGCTTTATGCGTAACATCAGCGATTTCTGGGGCGCAGGTAAAGTAAATGATACATTAAAAAAGATGTACCCATTGATTGACCGTTCGGTAAAAAAACAACCGCATGACCCTATCGGTGAAATCATACGTAACAATCAAGACATGGGTATGAAACTCTACAACGGTAGCGAGTTAAAGTTCCAGCAATTGGATAACGAAAACCCTATTGTAATTGATAAAATCGCTAAAGGTTTGCAAGCAAAGAAACTTATCTTTGACGAGTGTAACAAATTCCTTTGGCGTACCATTTCAACATTCTTTCCACGTCTACGTAGTGATTCGAGTGGCAAAGCGCAAGTGTACCTTGCACAGAACCCAGAACGTGAATGCTTTATGCGCAAGATGTGTGGAAAAGGCGAACATGGAGGTGGGTGGATTAATGACGACGGCACGGTAGACAAGTCGATGGACGGCGTTGTTATGTTTTTCTTTATGCCTAACGGCGATTACGAGAAAGCCTTATGGGGACGCACAAAACGCGAGGTTTACGACAAAGCGAAAGACTTGATAGACGCGCTTTTGGCCGTAGACCCTGACATGACATACGAGGATTTTATTCTTTCTATGACATTCTATACGTTCGACGTGCGCGATAATAAGAAGATGTTGTCAAAAAACAAAGGCTATCGCGGTTTGGCTGCGAATTCGGCTACAGCGGCATCGTCTTATGCAGTCAATTGGAACTATTCGATTACGGACGAAGAAGAAACGGTAGAGGATTTGGCCAATGTAGAACTTAGCCAAGTAGACATCGAAAGAATGTTCAGACCGTCCGTTGTCCAGCCCGAAAGCCAATTATTGATGCGACGCATGACTATGGATATGGCCACAACGGGTTTTGATAATTTGATATTCAAGTATTGGGAGTATTGGTCACACTACGGTTGGCTTTGCCGTGACATCAAATATTCAACGTCCAATTCGAACCGCGAGGCCGTTATCATGGCGATTAACTTTCGTGACAAGCATAACTTGCAAGAAAAAGAAATGATTCTTGACGTGCAAGGATTCGGATTCCTAAAGGATTGTTTCCCCCGTGCGACATTATTTAGCGGTGCTGGTAGCCCGTCTAATCGCGGAAAAGCACAATTCAAGACGATGAAAGATGAAAGCGGTCACGTCGCAATGGAAATGATGCAAGCGGGATTGATACACTACGAGCCTAGACTAGCAACGATGCACTATGACCATAAGAATATGAAACGCGACGGCGGTACAACGATACTACGTCACATGTTATTCGAAGGGCGTGTGTTCCAATTCCAAAAGACACCTAGCGGGCGTTTGGAAATGTTGCCAAAGGAAAAGATGAAGTCTTTGTTGAAAGGCATGTCGCCTGACTTGATGGATAACGTTATATTGCTTTGCGGCGGTACTATCTACGATTGCTATAAGATGCTACGCGATGATGCGGGCATTATGCGAAAGAAGATGCAGGCCGAGGATATGCTAGCGTTTTTGAACGTCAACGGCGATAACCAAGTAGACACCAGAATACACCGTGTAAGAAAGATACGGAACGCGAGTGAAGTTTTAAACATATTAAGCACGATATAAGATGATTAGATTACATGACATCAACTGGTTTCTGCGCGAACCGACAAGGCTTATGATGATGAAGCCTTTCACACGTGGCGGCAAGATGAACGGTCACGGCTACGAATCGTCGGAAATCCGAAACAATACTATTCTTAACACGGGATTTGCAGACCTTTCGTTGACACCGATTTCTCAAGATACTTTTATCACAGAGTATCGACCAGACTTGCACCATATTATATTAAATAAGTCTATTCCCCATATCAAGGTCACTATTGACGGCACACCGTTGAATTGCGGCATTATGGATATGACACAAACCGCGTCTTTCCAAAAGCTAATTCACTCTGCACATGTGCGTTCGTTGACGGCCAATCCATTGGAATTCAACCTTGGAAAGACCGATGCCGACGAGGGAGGAATTTCGAATTTCGAAACTGTAAAAGACGAGTGGGCAACACGTAATATGGATTGGTGGTTGGCACAAGCTATCAATACATGCAAGCAACTTGGAAACTGTGGTTTATTGTTCAGTTACGATAAGGACGAAGGCCGCTACATGGTGACAAATTATAGTTACGAGGATGGTTATCAAATCATTCCCAACTATGACGAGTACGGACATGAAATCGCCCGTTCGTTGGTTTACCAAGTAGACGGAAAGACGGTAATTGACACATACGATAATAAACTCCACTATCGCGTTACACAAGTAGACGACGGATGGGAAGTAGTTAGCGAAAAGCATGGTTTTTCACGTTGTCCGTTGTTGCATAAGCGCGGAAAAGTTGCGTGGGAATATGCGGAAAGCACTATCGAAATGTGGGAGTTGATGGCAAACATTCAAGACATCGCATTAAAGCGTTTCGGAACATTCGCGCTAGTATTTACGGGTGAAATGGATGCCGACTCGTTCAAGCGCGATTCTAGCACACTTATCATCAATCTTTCTAGTGACCAAACACAAGGAAAGCAATCAGCCGAGGTTTTGAAATTCCCAGAACCAGAAACAATGGACGGCTATCTAAAAACCTTGGAGGAAAAGATTTCCTTGTTTAGTTCTACTTCATTCATAACACCAAAAGACATTACGGCTACGAATAGCGGCGGTAACGGTATTGCCCTTGCTATGTCTAACGACTACGCCCTTGCAACGCAAAGCGCATTGGATTGGCGACGTTTCGTTAACGACATGGTTTACTTACACCAAGAGGGACTTGACCTAGAGGGCAATGGTTCTGCCAAATTTGCTAAACTTCACATCGGTGCAAAAATCGTTCCTTGGTCGTTGGAAACAAACAATACCAAGATTACGAACCTTGCAATGGAAGCAAAATGGCTTTCAATGAAGACGATTATCGAAAAATCACCCGATGCTGCGCCTGACGAAATCAAGCGTATCACCGAGGAACGCGGGGCACTTGTGCCGCAAGGTAACTTGGATGCAAACGCCGAAAAAGCCAACAATATGAGCGTGAACCGTAGCAACGAAATAGTAGATAATCGCGTAAAGACGGGTTTATCTTAAAAGAAAGGAGGTACGGGTTATGAATATGGAAATTTATAGCATAATAAACACCGTTATAACCTTGTTATTAGGTGGCGGTTGGTTTATACACTGGCGGGCACATAAAAGACAAGAGAACGCAAAAGCGCACCAAGAGGAGGCAAGTGCCAAACAAATGGATGCCGATGCTTTCAAGTCTATGCAAGATGCCTATCAACAAATGCACGAAGATGTTTTGGGTCGCCTAAAAGAGGTGTGTGATGAACGTGACCATTATAAGGACGAGCGCGACGAGGAACGCAAAGCCAATAAAGAGTTGCGGGCAAAGTACACCGAACTTGACGAGCGTATGACGAACCTTGATTTGCAATACAAACGCGACATTTCACGGTTAGGTAGACGAATTGATGTCCTTTCTCCTTTCCTATGCGGTGTAGCGGGCTGTCTACACCGAAAAAAAGTTAGCTTAATGGAGAACATCGACGACAACAGCTTTGCTACGTACGACGATAGCAGTCAAGATGGTAAGGAATAATATAAATAAAAAGTTATGATGTTTATCAGATATATAATAATATTTTTTGCATTGTTTAGCACAAAAAGTTTTGTGTTATCTAAAGAATATTGTAACTTTGCAATGTGGATAGAAAGGACTTGCAAACCTTTTGATAAGGGTAAGCTGACAACCCTTCCACATTTTAATATTTGTCAGCAAAACTTATTTAATGTCAGCATTATGTTAAAGTACAAAGATTTACCGCAGGTTAATAGTGAACGTTGGTTATTGCTTGATGATTTCGAAGAAGAAGTTTGGAAAGACGTTGTAGGTTACGAAGGTTTGTACCAAGTTTCTAACTACGGAAGGCTTAAATCATTAACAAGAAGATGTAGAATACCAAGTAATAAATTTATTTCAGTTCCTTGCGAAAGAATACTTGTGTCCGACATTATAAACGGATATTGTAAAATACATATATGCAAAAATGGTAAAGCGCACAAAACGTCTATACATAGAATCGAAATGTTGGCGTTTACACCTAATCCCAACAATAAACCATGTGTAGACCATATAGACGGCAATAGAGGAAATAATTGTTTATATAATTTGCGGTGGAGTACTGTAAAAGAGAATATGAATAACGTAGTTACTACAAGCAAAATATCTAAGAATAGGACTGGGAGATCTATGCCACAAGAAACCAAAAATAAGATAGCGCGCACAAATACAGGCAAAACGATGGGTAGTAAAAATGGTAAATCAAAACCCGTCATCCAATTAAGTCTAAATGGTGACATTATAAAAGTCTGGACGTGCGCAAGAGAAGCCGAAAGAACAAAAGGCTTTGACAGAAGTTGCATATCCAAATGTTGTTTAAACAAAGCAAAACAATACAAAGGGTATATGTGGCGATTTTTAGAAACTTAAATAATAACAATAAAAGAATATGACACTTATGAAGATTTCGCAAAAAGGTATAGACTTGATTAAGAAGTTTGAAGGTTGTAAACTTTACGCCTACCGTGATAGCGTTGGAATTCCTACCATTGGTTACGGACACACAAAGGGTGTTAAGATGGGTATGTGCATTACACAAAAACAAGCCGACGACTTTCTACGCGATGACGTTTCCATTTGCGAAAAGGCGTTGAACATGTGTTGCATAAACTTTACACAAAACCAATTCGACGCACTTTGTTCGTGGATATTCAATCTTGGAACGGCAAACTTTAATTCGTCTACGATGCGAAAGTATATCATAGCAAAGAAAAGCGATGTAGAAATTACCGACCAGCTTATAAAATGGCACAATGCGGGCGGTAAGCCGTTGACTGGACTTAAACGCAGACGCGTTGCCGAGGCGAACATGTTTCTTGGTCGCGAGTTGTATGTGATGAAAGCAAATGGCGAAATTATAAAGAAATAGTTATGAAAAAGATTTTTTACATTATAATAGCTATACTAACGTTGACGTCGTGCGCCACAAAGACGAAGATTGAATGGCGCGAAAAAGAGGTCATTAGATACGTCACGAAAGAGATGCACGACACGGTGATAGACAAGACAACCGATAGCGTCTACGTCAACGTCTATACAAAAGGCGATACCGTGTTTAAGGAAAAGTATAAGGAAAAGACGCGTTGGCGTGATAGAGTTGTAATAAAAAATGATACCTGTTGGCGCGATTCTGTTATAACAGAATATAAAGAGGCGGTAAAAGAAATTGTTAAATATCCCAAAACTTATTGGTGGTTGTTGGGTATTTCAATTTTTAGTTTTATCTTTGCATTTGTAAAGTTAATGATATGGCTGCGAATCAAAATTTAGGGAGAAACATCGTATTCCCACTATACAATCCGAACGGAACACCGTTTCACGACCTTGTAATGCGCAAGGCGACCATTGAAAGTGTTGTCATGTCACTTGGAGACAAGATAACAGGCGAGGTGTATTATAAGGACAACACCCTTGACGTTACTATGCACGAATATATCGAGTATAATGACGTTAAGTACATGTTGGTGAATCCACCTACGGTTGTTCGCGAGGGAATGGTTTCTGATAACTCGGAACTACACGGCATGACCAAGTACACATTCGTTTTTTATCATCCGATGTGCCAACTTGGAAATTTCCCTTTTAGTGACGTAGCGGTTACAAGCGACGAATCGCGCTATCTTAGCGAAAGCAAGACTTTCTCTTGGATAGGTAAGCCAGCGGACTTTGCAGCCAAGTTAAACAAGAATCTCCAAAACACGGTATGGATTGTTGAACTAAGTTCTAGTTTCCCACAAGACCTTTTTGACAAGGTTAGCGATGTGTTGTCATTCGATAAAGCGACTATCGCCGATGCGTGCAAAGTGTTCTATGAAACATGGGGAGTTCCATACAACGTAGACGAAGTTAGAAACACCGAAGTATCATATTCGACAGGTAAACGATTCAAGATAATTCTTGGTTATCCGTCAAACGAAATATACGAAGACGCAAGTGCGCAAGCGCAACACAACCCGTTCGTCTTTAGAATGGGACAAGGAGTTGGTTTGAAAAACAATTCAAGGACACCAAGAAATAATAAGATTATCACGAGGTTGGCTGGACAAGGTAGCGAGAAAAACATACCTTACGGCTACCCACAAATTCGTTGGTACGGAACAGAAGGACAATCATTTACTTATGGCGACCATGCGGGCGTGTACACAAACGTCACAATAGGCAACGTACAATTTGACAAGATTGTTTCATACCCGATATACAAGGGCATTCTTGGTGGCGAATACGTGGAACTAATTAACCATCCTTTCACACGTACACGCTTAATGCCATCCGTGTATAGAACTACGCTTTTCAATAAGATTAGTTTCTTGAACGAGGATGGTACGGTAAATAGGGATTACGACCCCGATATTACGTTGGTTGACTATTACGACGCAGTATATAGTCAAAGCTACCCATACCCGAACGAGATAAACTTACAAGCACCTTGTTACGAGGCGCATACATTCGACGATGACAAGCCCGAACTTGGTGAAGCACATATTGTAAGCGTAACGCCGTTGAATAACGACCTTACACCCGCATCGGATTGGGACGATGCCATTGATGACGACGGTAATTTCAATCAAAGTTACTTTCAAATGGTGTTGCCACAACTTTCTTTTGATATTTATGCTTGCGCATCAATAACTGAAGAAATGAAAATCAACATGCGTAGTGGCTCGTGTCTTGGTTGTACGTTTACCGTTCAAGTGGATTGGGAAGATTATAAGCTAAATTTCTATGACGAAAACGGCAACTTTGCACCAAATGGCACACAACGCGATTTGACAAAGTACCCGAAATCAAACCAAGGTAGCATAGCACTTGTTCTTATGAAGGAAAATACTACATTTGGAACGGTGTTACCTAGTGTGTACCAACAGCCTATGGGCGAATCATCGTCTGGTGCTGATGATGGTGACACATTTGTTGTGCTTGGAATTTCGTTACCTGAATCGTATATAACGACCGCTGAGACAAAGTTGGATGGCGATATAAAGACTTACATGTTGGAAAACAACGTGTACTACTTTGACTATCCACTTAAATTTGACGAGTATTTCTTGTTTAATAACGCGAATATACTTAGCCAAATCAGACCTAGCACAATAATAAGATTTGACTATGCTGGTCAAACACAAGCGTTGTATGTAAAGCAGCTTGTCATTAAATATGGCTATAGCCCATTGCCACAATACGACATTACTTTGACCGACAACATAGAGGTCGTACTAAACCAAGTCGGACAAGTGGCAGGCGATGTTAATAGATTGGCTGCACAATTAGCCATTCTACATCAAAATTACGGTAAGAACGTATGGGAAGAACTTGACAAGAAATTGTCTAAGACACGTGACGATGTAGCATCGGGGCAAATAACGATGCTAAAGGGCGTTCGTGTTGGACAGTATCGTAGCCGTTTC